TTCGTATCCGAAGCCTGGTCGTGCAGGGTCAGGATGTTGCCGGTGCCAGCCTGCTCGATGAACAAGGCCGCGCCAGTCGAGTTGCTGGTGATCGTGACGTTGCCAGTCAGGGCGGGGCTGGCGATGGGAGCAAAGCCCGAGATGGACGCACCCGCAGGGATAGTCACAACGCCCGTAAATGTCGGGCTAGCGATGGGGGCGTACGTCGTGGCCGCGTCAGCCGAAGCAAGTTTGGCGTTGAGCGCCGTGGCTAGGTCGGTCTGATCGCCGAGCGTGCCTGTGATGCTACCCCATGTAACGGAGGTCGCAGGAACAACGCCCGCAACATTGACCGTCCAAGAAGTATAAGTTCCCGACCCGGTGTGGTGATTGATGTCCACCGAGAGCGCACCCGTGCCGGAGTTGTACGTCAGCACCTCGCCGTGCATGTGGTTCGAGGCGTCGTAAGAAATCGTGATGCTCTGGGTCGGCGTGTACGAGAGGCCCGTGCCGATGGTGAAGGACTTGGTGCCGTTGCCGATCGTGTTGCTCGTCGTCGAGGTCGTCAGGTAACGGTCGCCAGGGATGAGGGTCTGCCAGGAGGAGTCGTAGTTCGTGCCCGAGTTCTTGGTCAGGACTTGGCCGACCGTGCCCGAGGTGGGCTGGCCCTGGGCGATGGTCGCGTAGGTCGAGGCCGCAGCCGAAGTCGTCAGATAGGACGACATACCCGAGATGGGCTGGTAGGTCGAAGCCGCCGTCGAGCTGAGGAGGTACGGCGAAAGGGCCGAGGACGTGATGAAGCCCGAGGGGTTGGTCAGCGGGTAGTAAGTCGAGGCCGCCGTGGCGCTCGTCAGGTAAGGGGTAAGCGCAGCGCTGGTGATATAGCCCTGGCTGGTGACGAAGGTCTCCGTCGCGTATCCTGATAGGCTGGCTGACGTCAGGAAGCCCGAGGGGTTACCCGAGAGGGGGTAGTATCCAGCCGCCGCCGCCGAGGTCGTCAGGTAGGAAGACATCCCCGCCAGAGTCTGGTAGGTCGAGGCCGCCGTGGCAGAGGTCAGGTAGGGCGTCAGCGCCGAAGCCGTGAGGAACGAAGAAGGGTTACCCGTCAGGGGATAGAATCCAGCCGTCACCCAAGACTCGGTTGCCAAGCCCGTCAGGTTGACCGTCACCCAGTCGGTCGCGTAATCGACGCCCGAGGTCTTCTGGAGGAACTGTCCCGAGGTGCCGCCAGCAGGGACTCCTTGGCCGGGTGCTCCTGGCACTCCTGGAACACCTTGAGGGCCTTGACTGCCAGCGGGTCCTTGACTGCCCGCAGGCCCGGGCACACCCACCGAACCGTCCAGCGTGCCGGCCACGATGCCCGTGACCGTGCCGACGATGGTAGACTGGTCTGCCGCGAACGTGCCGGAGATGGTCCCGAAGGTCGAAGCCGTCGAGGTGATCGTAGCGTCGGGCATAAATTAGACCGTGACGGAGTCGATGACTTGCAGGCGAAATACTTGGGTTCGGCTGATGGCCCCACCGCCAGGGAAGACAAATTTGATATCCCACCGGCCTAGGCCAAGCGCCCAGTCGGCGGTAGAGCCAGGGTAGGTGCAGGTGAACGACAGGCCGTCCAGCGCCTTCGTGATCGTCAGCTCGTAGGAGTTGCCGCACTTGTCCTCCACCGTCGAGGTCAGGGTCGTGGCCAGCAGGTTGGCAGGGCCGGTAGCGCCAGGGGTCCAGACGAAGGTGCAGGCAAACGTATTGCCCTGCGATAGCGTGACGGTGTCAGACATGGCTACTTATTGTGCAAATGGTAGGGTTTAGGTCAGAAAGCCGTCAGGTTGCCTTGATTACCTCGGTGATCCAGAAGTCATTTATAAACACGGCCTTTCCTTCCACCTTGGGGATCTCAATTTCCGGAGGTTCAAAGTCATCTTCTACCACCACCTCCCAGTCTGCCTCTATGTAAGGGGTATAGGCATTGCCTGTTTCAATCTGCATACCGTCATAACCGTAACCTGAATCGGGCGGAAACTCTACGGCCGTAGCGATAAGTTCAATGGTGCTGTAAGCCACCTTTCCCTTGATTGTAGCACCCTTATTCCAGCAGCAGATTTCGCCGTCATATACCACCTTAAACTTTGCATCCTTTTCGTAAGTCAAGGTAGCTTGCGCAAAAGGATAATACTCAGGGTCGCCCGTGTTTTCATTAATCACCTCGCTCTCGTTTGCTGGCGTTGTAACCTTCATTGAATAACTGTCTCTTGGATAGTTCGTAGTAGTAATCCCAAGGATAGAACCTCCGTTGGTCACGCCATAATCAAACTCAAGAGGCGGCACCATGTTGATGAAATAGGTTGGGTTCACGGACAGGTCGTAAGCCGTCGAGGTGTACCAGCGAGGTGTGGCAAAGTCCGGCACCTCGCCGTTTGCAGATGCCGCCGTCGTCTCCCCTGCGTCGCCGTTAGGGTCAGGCACAGGATCTGTGTCAGGGTCGTATTGAGTAACGTAGTTTTCCGGATACTTTGTATTATACTCAGGGTCAGGCGTGAAGACGATTTTGACGACAGGCCAGCCAGCGCCGAGAGCACCGAGGCTGGTGACCGCTAGGATTGCATCCGGATAGTCATTGTACCACCATTGATAGGACGCGAAGTCCTCTTGGCCAATGGTTACCCCGCCAGTGAGCTGGAGGTCGTCCAGAATACCAGGTACTGGTAATGGGACAATTAGGGCATCCTCAAACTTATACAGCCTAGAGTATGGCATTACTCCTCGCTTGGGGAGGGACATATTAAACTGCGCTCCACCAGTAAATGGCAGTGGACGTGCCACACTTAAACCGCTCAGACCATAGCGAGTTGCATCCGATCATCTGTTCAATCTTAAGTAGGTTGTTATAGGCAGGAGGGTCGCTTGCAGGAATAAGGACCTTCTTGCCTGAGACCACACCGATGAGAATATAGGAGTAGTCGTCATCGTCTGTCTTGTCGTTGGTGTCGTAGACACGGATAGAAGGATAACCTAGGCCAGACTTTGACGGATACTGAGCCGGAGTGCTTCCAGCCGCCGCCGTGTTGCCTGACTTGATATAGATGTAGTTGTTCGTCTCGGTCTCGGTCAGACCGCCAGAGAACACTTGAATGTCGGGAGGCGGGTCATTGGTAAGCAGCACGCCGTCGTCTGACTTGACCACAAGATTGTTCACCATCCCCGGGGCGATGTTGATGTAGAAGTTATCCCCAGACTTGCGAAGGTTGTAGATTTCCAGCGGACAGAGTTTCGTGCCGGTATCCCTTGCTGGCCACGGATCTCCGATGTCCAGGCTAATGCCCATGGACGAAGATGTGAACCTATAGCCAGGGCCTGGTTGCATCAGGTTGCGGCTGGGTACACCTTTTCAGTATAACCATCAGCGAAGAATCGGATTTCGTAGGACACCTTGTAGAGGTCTTTACCGTAGTCCTCGTGGTTCACCTGAGCCAATAAAAGTTGGTTTCTTGAAGGTGATCCAGTTACATAAGAGTTTCCAAGATAATCCGGCAAGAGCTGCACACCAGCAAAAGACTTAGTGCCAGAGGTCTTTCCAAGGGCGCCGCGAAGGGCTGTAACACGGCTCAACGTATTGGTATAAACAACCCCAGAGTAAGACGTTACAGGGGCAAGGTAGTTTGTCTTACCGTAGAACAACGGAGCCGCAGTGTCCTTAAATCCCATGAACTTTCCGCCTTGAGCGGTCTCGAAGTGAGAGCCGTTTAGGCCAACAAACTCTCCTGTAACGATGGCGGAAGGAGCATAACCACCGACAGGCTTAGGTCCAGCGATGCCGTCAGCGGTGAAGAATTTAGGGTGGGTGGTGATGTGTTCCGATGTCAGGCCGTTCGATCCAGAGACGTTTGGCAAAGATAGGAACGTGCTGCCAGGGGTGCTGAGGCCTACGTAGTCTACGCTGATAACATCTACCTCAAGGTTCAGGTTTGTGCGCACAACCTTCTGAGCGAACAACACGCCGTTGTAATCTGAAATCGGGAATGCGTCACCACGGCTTACATTCCACGAGCTGCCGCTGTCTACCTTGAAGTTTGCGTGTCCAGTCCACAGGCCATAGCCGTCGGCCTGCACGGTCCATCCTGGCTGGACTTGTCCGGTTTCGAGTGCGTTGCCTTTCTTGACGATAGCCATGGTTATTTAAACTTGGGGTAGGCTGGCACGGAATACTCCGGCTTCAGCTTGAAAGGTGTGCTTTCGGCTCTTTCGACGGTGTCCTTCGCGTCATACTTCTCTGCAATCTTGCGCATCATTTCAGCGATCTCCTGCTGGACACGCAGTTGCTCATTGATGATGGCCATGCCTGGACTCTGGCCGACGCCGATGACATTGGATGACAAGCCCTCGGGCTTGAAGTTATCCTTACCGGCGTGGTCGAAGATGGGTTTGTATGCCTTACCTTCAGGAGAGGCTAAGAAAGCCTTCATGGCTTTTTCTCGCAACTCCGGTTCTTGACCTAGCGTTCTCAGGCTGTACCCAGCAGCGGAGTTTGCACCCATGCTCTTTCGGATAAACTCTTCTTTCATCTTCGCGCCTTCAGGGGTTTCAAGATAACGGAAGGTCATTTCCGTTTTGCCCTTCTCTACCATGGCCAACTCTTCTTCTCTAGCCTTCTTAGCCTTGAAGAAACTAGCCATCTTTTTCTCTTCAGATGTAGCATACGCGGTTTCGCCTTTAGCCAGAAGATCTAATCCGTCCTGGGCGTCTTGTTTAACCTTGGCGACATAGCCGGAAATCATGGCGATGGCGTTATTCAATAGAACCATCGGAGCGATGAAACTCAGAGCAATATCCTTGAACGCGCTGCCGAACTTCTTGCCGATGCCTTCGACCTGCTTATCGAAGCCAGACACGGCGGTCTTGGCGCGGTTGGTGACCTGCTCGGCGTTGGTGTCGCCGGTGATGCTGAACTTGATGACGTTGCTCATTCGGTTTCTAGTTTGGCTAGTAGTTCTTCATCCTCGGTTGTTAATACCTTCAGCTCTGCTCCATGTCCAACAGCAAAGGCAGACTGGATCCAGATAGCCTGAGACTCCGGCATGGTCCATGCTCGCTCTTCTGAGATGCCGTTGCGGATTAATCCGGTGACGATACTCAACACCCAGGGGATGCCTGAAGTTTCCTGTCCCCTGTCCTTCTTTTCCCAGAACTTCGGCCATGACTCAATAAGGACAAATTCAGAAAAGCGGACAATTTGCTGAATGAAATAATTCTCGCTTCGATTCATGCGTCCAAGATACCACGAGTCCTTAAGGGTGGGTTTGCTGATCGGCTCTCCGGCGCAAATCTTTACGGCCACCAGCAAGTCTGAAGGACGGATGTCGGTTCCACCCTTTAGCAAAGGGCTGTCAATTGCCTCAAGCTGCACGCGGTGAAGCAGGCAGAAAGGGGAAACCCTACGCCCAAGAATCTTAACCTGGTCAGAAGGGTCTGTGAAAGCCGATAGAAATCGGCGGTCCATTTAGACTACCCCCTCGTAGCCGACAGCGGTGACAGTAACGGCCGAATAGCCTTTGTTAGAGCCTTTGTCGGAAACCTTGGTAACCCAGCCAGAGAACCCAGTCGAAGCAGCGCCAGCCGGGTAAGCCGAAGCGGTGTTGACCGTGATGGTAAACGCGGCGCCGAGGACTGGCATGGCCGACGTTTTCGCAATGAGCTCGACGCTGATCTGCGTCTTGCGGTCATCGCCACGCCACGCGACGGTCTTACCCGTCTCGTCAACGATAGTGGCTTCGTTGTTAAACTCACCGTCATTGGTATACGACTGGACAACGGCATTAGAGACGGTTGAACCGTTAACGCCGTAGATTGCGGTTACCCCTTTGACGATAGCAGCCATATACTATTGCGGGTAAGGTAAGGTTAGCCCTCGGGGTTCACGACCACCAGAATGTCGAAGGATAGCACCGATGCCCAGGAGCGCTCGTTGACCCCCTCATCCTCGGACATGGGGGTGATGTCGTAGCAGGTCCCATCGCCTTGAAGGATGAACACGGCCTGCAGCGCGTCGAGGTCCTGCATGGCCCCGGCGATGGCGGCCACCCGGGCGCGGTGATCCGTCAGGGTCACGTCGTCGGCAGAGTCGAAGAGCGTGATTCGGAAGGTGCATGAGTAGTTGCCAAGGCCATCTGGAAGGTCGTTAGGTAGGCGGGCCGAGTCGCAGAGCACGATGGCCTTGGGGAGCACGTTCGTGTCGGCGCTGTCGCCCTTGTAGATGTTGACCCCGGTCAGTTCGACCTGGGCGGTGAGGTGGGCGGCCACTGCGGCTTCCACGATATGGCGGGCGGATTTGGTTCCCATAGAGAGGTTATTTCTTTCGGTTAGCGCGTTCGGTTTTGTCTTTAATTCTAGCGTTTACGGTGTCGTAAAGTTGTCTGACGCGGTTGCCGTAGACAAGGTTCTCGGTTTTGGCTTCTCCCGCAACATTATTGATGTTCCCGATTAGGTTGGTAGCCGTCATGTTGATGGCTTGCGGGGTCTTGCTCATGGAGAACTGACCCATGCCCGATCTGTTTGCGTCAACCCATGGGGCGTTATAAACACCATAGTTTCGAGCATTACCCTTGCTTGATACGAGGGGAGGAATCAGCTGCATGGCAGATGCCCAGCCAGCCTTGACTCGGCCGACCTTGAATTGACGTTCGGCGATGTAGGCTTCCAGCATAAGGGCGCTGCCGACAAAGTATTGAGGCCCGCCAATCGGGGCATTCTTAGGCCATCGCCCGTTGACCTTGGCTTTGTATTTATCATGGATGCCGCGTAAATCGTTGGTCGGACCTTCGATTGCCCTGATCTGTCCGAAGATGTTCGCCTTGTTCAGGTAGTTCTTGGCCTTCGTAAAGGCCCGAAGGTAGCTAGTATCGTCCATGATTTTGCGCATGACCGGTGACAATCGGCTAAGTTTAGAGGACGTCATGCCCCCATGGATTTCAAAGAATCCATACTGGTCACGAGATTTGACTGAATTAATAATCTGTCGAAGCACGACGGGCATACTTCGTTGGGGTTTGTCCATGGGCACGAAGATTCGGCGCACGTCATTCCCCAACTTGCTCTTGCCTGCCTTATGGGCGGATGGGCTCAAACCCTGCCCCCCGCCCTTAGGCATTGGAGGGGTGAAGGTCATGGCGTCGCGGAGCATCAGGCGCATCTGCTCATTGGCGATGATGTCCCGTTCGACCTTAACTTGCTTGGCAAAGTCCGTAATGGCCTTGTCAAAGTCGGCCTTGCTCTTGGGTTCGATGGGCACGATTACTGGTTGTCGTCGATGCAGGTCAGCTCGATGACGGCGCTGGCCTGCTTGTAGGACTGGCCCTTGACCCGCAGGACCTGACCGTTGACCGTCAGTTTCTTACCGGGGGCTAGGGCGGCCATAGGGACGCCAGAGGCGATTGTGGCTACCTGACCTCCAACCCGGCCATCAGAAGCCGTCCAAGGGGCCGTAGCGGCGGCGAAACGCACCGTCCACATCTTCTCCTCGGTGAAGCCCCCCGCGTCGAACTTGGGGGTGTTCATGGGCTGGGACAGGCCGACGAGGAACAGGTTGGCCCCGACCGTAGCCGGGACACCGATGTCAGCCAGGAGGGATTGATAGTCTGCGAGGAAGGTTCCGTATAGGGACATGAGAGTGGGTAGGGATTTGGGGATACAAAAAAGCCCCCATTGCTGGGGGCTGTTTCAGGACTCAGCCCCGATTAGGGGTTGTAGACCGAGGCGA